TGAATGTACAGGACAGTTTCTGAATGCAATCGAAGAGGTTCAACCTCCTCCATTGCATCCGACGCTTGGAGATACATGGTGGACCACTATGGAGCGGGAACTTGCAGCACTCATGAAGGAGAGCGAAGTGAGTGCTACCTTTACCGAGCAGACCTATGAGGTTTTCGATTGTTTTAAAATTGGATATAAGTGTCTTTCAAATGCTCTTGTAAAGGTTGAATTTGATAGGCTGGCTCGGATTCAGGACCTGCAGGCAAAGCCGCAGAGCGTACAGCGATCAGACGAATGGTATCGTGAAGCGATGAGCCTTCTCACGGCAAGTGAACTCTATAATCTCTTCGGGTCTCCAAGGGCTCGCGGACAGCTAGTGATGTGTAAGGTGCCTCGTGAGACTCTAAGTCCAGCGCCTGCACCAAAGAAGTCGTGTATGACGGCGGAAATGACACCCTTTGATTGGGGTACTCGATTTGAACCAGTGGCGAAGCAGATTCTTGAAGCAAAGTGGGGAGCGACGATTGTGGACCTCGGTCGCCTCAGACATCCTACAATTGCATCACTCGCCGCGTCACCCGATGGTCTTATCACTGCAACTGATACGAAGCATCAGGCCCTGCTTGGAAATCTAGTGGAGATTAAGTGCCCCTCTTCACGAGTTGTCGGTGGTGGAGTTCCACCGAATTACTGGTATCAGATGCAGCTGCAAATGGAGGTTGCGGAAGTGCCTGTCTGTCAGTATTGTGAATTCACTTTCAAATCCGCGACGGCACGCGGGTGGATGGAGGAGGCACCACTGAATGCAACAGAGGGTCTGATTTATCTTCTACAGAATCATGACACTCTTGAGACAAAGTATGTGTATGGGCCTATTGGTGATATGAAATGGAACCCACAGCCTGAAGCGCCGTGGCATGTTCTGGAGCGTATTCCGTGGTTTCTAGAGAAGTCGTGGATTCATCCTGTATATCGTGATACAGCATGGTTCCAATCGGTTATTCCTCTACTGGATGATTTCTGGCGTGATGTGGAGAAGGCAAAGCGTGGTGAATTTGCCCTACCTGAATCATCTGTAAAGCGTAAGTCAACCGCGTGTGCGATTACTGATTAGAGCATACTCGGCTTGTAAAAGTTATTTACGAGTTCGTGTGTCGGAGCCGAGCATGAATCGGGATTTTTGCGGCGATAGTTATTTGTCAACTGGCTGTAATTTCTAGTGAGTTGTATCCGATTTGCAAAATCACTCTCGTAGCACGCCTGTGCATTGAACGCTGTATTTGGCTGGTCATCCACGGCCGCATCTTCTAGAACACCTTGGAGTAGATGATACGGAATACGCGGATTTAGCATTGAATCGGCAGGCCCAGTGACATAGTTAATTGGCTTATCCCCTACAGACGCAGGGCGCATATCCTGGAATCCACTTACTTGCGCAGGTCGTTTATACTTAATGATATAGAAAAAAAGACCAAGCACAATTGCGCTAAGGATAAATACAATATCTCTTTTCATTCTCCCTCTCTACTAAGGCATAGCATACTTGAGAGTATAGGCGCGAGCCTTTTCATCAAACTCCTGCCGATTGGTCTTGTAAATATGAGCAATTTCCGGTACGAGGGGATCATTTGGATTTGCATCTGTGAGCAGGCTCAGGATACTGAGAAGAACCTTGCCAACTGTAAGCGCAGGCGACCACTGATTCTTCAGAATGTCAAGACAGATGCCACCCGCAGAATTGATATTGGGATGATAAATCTTCGTAAGAAAGGTTACGACCGGGGGCTTGAAGGGATAGTCTACAGGGAATTGGATTTGCATCTTGAAATAACCTCCGGCATATGGACTATCGGCCGGGCCAAAGATAGCACCACTCCATTTGAAGAGATCATCGCCTGTGGGTCCAGCACTGCAATTAGCGGGTGGGTCCTTCGTGAGATCGTCAATTTCTTTCTTGATACGGCGGAGGGCCATGACTGTATGTACTTTTGCTTACAAATAAAAGGCGTATCAAATTTTTCAGTCCCTTAGTAGAAACCATGAACTTCCTGAACCTTCTTGCCGAATTTCTCGGAACCTTTCTTCTCTTAATAAGCATTCTGGCCACGGGCAATGCGCTGGTCATTGGTCTGACGCTCGCCCTCATCATCTTCTGCATCGGCGCCCTCAGCGGCGGCCACGTGAATCCCGCGGTCTCTCTCGCAATGTTCGTGAATGGTGCGCTCTCTGCGAGTGACCTGGCTGGCTATGTTGTCTCCCAGTGCCTGGGTGGTGCGGCGGCGGTCTATGTGTTCAGAGCCCTTGCATAGGGCTCTTAGTTAGCCAACTCCGTTGGCGTCCCGTGCGCTTGCTTAAAGTAAACCATAGAAGACACTTCGGGCAAGTCCCACCCTCTGAATAGCTCAGTTGGTAGAGCGGGGGATTGTAGTGTGAATTCACTCAGCAATGGATCTCCCCAAGTCATTGGTTCGATTCCGATTTCAGAGATTTTTTGAATAAGAGATTCTTCTTCAAAAAGTGTCTACTAAATATTCACCGGCAACGCACAACTGCAACGACTGCCGCGGCACATAAAAGTCCTGCCATAACCCAAGCCTCCGTATCAAGTCCACTTGAAAACCCCTCGTTTCCAGCAGACTTTGTACAATCTCCTCCAGAATGAGCCTTCACTTCCGTGCCGTCAGGGCAGAAATCCTTCGCAGCAGCATTAAATTCCGATTGAGTCAAAAAAATCGGTGAACCACCCGAATCAACATCCTGAACCCATTGAGTCTGCATAGGCTGACCACTGCTTCGATCAATGGGTCCAACAATCCACGGTGTTCCATCGGATGCACTCGTTGCACCTTTGGTGTCTCCTACTGGCTTTGTCACTTTTCGGCATTTCGGATATCCTGAGCCGAGAATCGCATTCATCACTGGCACCGGATTCAAGGCATCCTCTGCATCCTCCATCATTCCTGGAGCCAAGCCACGAAGTCCAGGAAGTCCCGCAGAGGCCAGTCCAGCCTTCACTTTCGGTCCAAGAGCCTCGCCTGTTGGAATACCATTCACATAGTACCACATATCTGCGCCATTATCACACTGAAGCCCAGTCTTAATAAAGTAATTTACACCGAGAGGCCTCAGTGCACTCAGTCCATTTGTTAGACTGCTGCTGCTCTGACCGAATCCAATCATGTCTACATAAAATGCAGCGCCCTTCACGGCTCCGATCACATCATCCATATTGTTGCCACGATGAACGCCCGCCGCTCCAGGAAGTGGCAGTTCATCTGCAAAATCATATTTGGGCCCAGTAAACCCGGGTGTATTTGTATTGACTTCTGCTGTGGGGAGAACTGACATCCCTCCTCTGCTATTCTACAAGTAAAAGAATGCCAATGCCGAAGATACAGCATGAGATTCCAACGAGTTTCAAATAGGTGAGCTTTTCTTCAAAAAAGAAATATCCGATTGAAAACATTAAAAATGTACTGAAGACATTCCAGATAAAATTCACCATACCAACACCCTCCCATTCAAGCGCCTTTGAAAGCAAGGGTACAACGGCACAAGCAAAAATAATTGCAGAGTAAATAACATTCCACTTTCCTCCAATACGCAGCAGAGTGAGTGCGCCTGCTTCGACTACGCTGGAAAGCATAATCCACGGCATGGCGCTTAAAAGGGCGGTGTCCAGTGGTATCATTAAATTTGATTGCGTTTTTCTTTCTGAAATTTAATCTTAAGAACACTCCAAATGGATTCACTCTTTCCAGGTCGAGTTCACCACAAGCCAGTTCCAGAGTTTGCCTGGAATTGGTCTGAGGAAGAAACCTCTAGCAAACCTACAAAATCAACCTGCGCATGCGCCACATCTGAAGACACAATTATTCATGAAGATCTAAATGTATGTACCCTTTGTGGTGATGTTAAAAACAGAAGTATCGAGTCAGGCGCTGAGTATCGCTTCTTCGGGCACGATGACCGAAGCAGCAACGATCCGTGTCGTGTAGGAGCACCGACCGATTTCCGTTTTCCATCTTCATCACTAGGAACCATTATTCTTACAAAGAGTTCAGGCGGACCGAGCACGGCCCGCGCAGCCATGGCTCGTATCCGTCGCTATCACACCTGGAATATGCTGCCCTACAGAGAGCGTGCACTTCTCCAGGTCTATGAAATGCTTGCACTCGCTGCGACCAATCACGGGCTTGACCAGAGTGTCATTGACAATGCGAAGGACCTCTACGTCCAACTCGTTGAACATTGTGATAAACGCGGTCTTTCACGCACAAGTGTCATTGCGAGTTGTATGTATGCATCACTAAAGAAGGTAGGACAACCCCGAAAACCCAAGGAGGTCGCAGATATGTTTCATCTGACTACGGGCCAATTCACCAAGTCATTCAAGTATTTTCAGGAGGTCCTAGCCATTGCTCAGCAGCGTGGTCTTATTCAACAGACTTCAACACCCTCTAATTTGGAAAGCACCCGGGCTCGGGACTATATTCACTACCCGCTCAGTCAACTCGCAATTCCTCGTAATAAGTTTGAGGAGATCTCAACCATTGCAACGACACTCTGCGACTACATTGAAGATAATGAACTCAGTCCTGAGAATATGCCGCCGTCACTCGGTGCTGGTGTCATCGGGTTTCTCCTTCAGCGCCGTGGCCTCACAGAGGTGAGTTATGAACGCATTGCATCTGTCTGTGGAGTGAGCGAAGGTACACTACAGAAGTGTCTACGCCGCCTTGAAACCCATAAGAAGCGTCTTGAAACTTTAATTCCAAAGACAGTCTAGAATGGGAGCGGGTCAATCAATCCCAGCGGGAATGCCTTCTAGGGAGGCACTAAAAAGTAAAACAGCACCAACACAGGACGTTATAAATGGTGTTTTTATCTGGATGTTGAACAACACGGATATTCAGGACCTTCTCAAACTTGCCGACCAACGCAGATGCAAGGATTATATTTTCTTTACAAAGCGTGCCCTTGAAAAGTTCTTTTTTGAACTGCAATTGGAACCGAAACTGGGAAATCAAGATGTTCTCTATTTTGATTCAGTAAAACGACTCACTTTCTCGGATGAAGAGTCTATTAAGGGTCGCACTGGTCTGAAGACCTATCGCGATAGTCTCTGTCTCCAACTCGCCTTCTTCTATGTGCGTATCATACAGATTTTCGGCGCCCTCGCGCTCACTGTAATTGACTCTCTTCCCGATGCTGAAGCACAGGCAGGAGATTTTCGTGCGACCATTCAGGCGAACCCGCTGGGTCGTCGTGCTCCGCCGCCTGGATTTATTGGCGGCCAACAAGGTGGCGTGGCCACAGAAGAAGACCGCTCAGAACTCGGTGATTTTTACACGGTTGCGAAGAATTATTTTACGGGCATTCCCGCCACAAATCTCTATGTAATTTCATCAAGAACCTCTGCAGCAATTCCTCGTGATCCGTCAACTACGGTTGGTACCCTGCTCTTTGACCCAAATAAGAATAAAAATGTACTCTATCGTCCTCGTGCAGACATTTTAGTGGAGGCGAGTGTCTCCATAGAGAGCCTTCGCGAAGGTGATTCCTACACACTTCGCATCGATGATATAACGGTGAATGGAACTCGCAAGGATACAAGCTATACTCTTGGCTTTAGAATATCGCGAGGAGGAGACTATGCCTACAATAACACAAATTTTTCAACTGCACTTGCGACCGTCATGGGAAATGCTGCGCGTGGTGTACAAGCGTATGCACGCCCCGAAGATCTGCGTCGCCGTACAGAAGGTTCTTCAGATAACGCAGGTGTTGTACAGGGCCTCTCCTACACAGGCATTTTCAAGTATCTCAAGGAGAAGCCGAAGGCGTATTGCGTGGCCCGCGCCATTCAACTGCTGAGCCCTACTCTGATTGATTCAATGCGGAAGGATACGCCCCTTAAAAGCAGTGTCTGCTTCTATTCACCGATGCCTGGAATTCCTGATTCAGTGCCCAATTATGGACAAGTGATTACGAAACACTCTCCAGGACTCCGTGCCCTCAATCAACTCTTCTTTGACATGGTCCAGGGAAATTTGCCTAAAATTAGCGAAGAGGTAAAACCGAAATACAAGAAATTTACGGAACTCATGCAGGTGATTTTCGCCCCTCCTCCACCCTCTCGTGATGCACCGGATCAATTAGATAAAGTGCTCAGCAAACCGTTTTACCAATGCGAAACTCCTGAAGTGAAGGACAAGGAGATATTTGTAAAAAATGCGGAGGCGATTCGTAAGGTGCGACAGAGTATTGCCACCCTCTTATCCTATCAAATCAAACACACTGCGGCGGTCATGCAGTTTCTCCCGAAACTCTTTCTTCTTGATAAAGCGGGACAAATCAAGGGCATTCAGCCGAGTGTCATGAAGGGTGGAATTCCGCGCGTGAACCAATTAGCCGATGAGGCGCGTAACATGCTTTCTGAGTACTACAAGTTCTGCGAGGGCACCTATCGTCTTGGGGCGCTTGAGGTACTCAAGGCGCCTGGAAATGTTGCGATGCCGCGGCCTAGAACTTCTTAAAACCAGAACCAAGGTCGTACACTAAAAAATCGCCGAGGATTCAGATTGTAGATATAATAATAATACGATGCATCTAACTTCCACTCCTCTTTAATATGTGGAAATGTGCTGTCTATAAGCAGTATCTTATAGCCAGTACAATCAAGAATTGTCTCCATTGCAAACACGGTCTCTTCTTTTGTAGGGGTACCAACCGACCAATAGGAGAGCACTTCGCCCATTCGTTGATCTGTGCCCTTTTCTACAGAAAATGTATCTGTAATTGTCAGATAAAAATCGTATTTTTCTGCAGTGTATTTAAAAAGTTTTGTATCACCTGAATTCTGATTCATATAGGTTGCAATTGTAAACGGCGTATATTGTTCTTCAATCACTTTCTTCTGTAACCAATTGTCTCCAATTTTCACCTCTTCAACGGATTGATTTTGACCCGGTTTTTTGACATAGCGTACACTATACTGCCCAGACCATAAAGGAGGTAGAGTTCGCAACGGAGTCACCTCCTTTTGAAAGAAATGGATAAGTCGTCCATGTGTGCTTGTAATATGACGAATAAAGCGTAGCATTGTCGAACCGAGGCCTGATTTCTGTAGAGATGGCACTACACAAAAGAAATCAATAAATCCGGTGTTTCTAGCCGATGAAGAACGCATTTTCTTGCCATTGCGCTCAAATAGACGACACTCTCCGAGAGGGCGACTCGCACAACAGCCCAGAATCTCCCCTTTGTCTCCCATTGAATAGATAATAATCCATCCTGCGGATATTCCACGACGAATACGCTCAGCTGTGAGTACGCATTCACTACGCGCAGTTATTTTAAAATGTTCTCGCAAAAATGCAGCAATCTTTTCAGATTCCCGCTCACTCGCTTGACGCAGAGTGTGCGAATAGGCTCCAGTAGGACATGGTACTTGTCCTCTTACTAAAGGAAATGCGTGTGTTGTACCCTTACAGAGAATTGTTGACCAGAAAAAGTCGGACCAGGTGGGACCTGGACTTTGCCCCCAAAAGGACATCCTACTGAAAGAATATAGATATCCTCTAAGTAGAATGGAGACCGATGCTTCAGGAAATGATGTACTGACAAGTTGGCCTGGTGGTGTAGGTACGCTGGCTAAGATTCCGACAGGACCAGTTGCGGTTCGTGGTGGTCGTCGCACTCGCCGTAATCGCAAGAATCGTAAGCAGACCCGTAAGAATCGCAAGGCGTCGCGTAAGAATCGTAAGTGCGGTTGGTAAAAATTGAGTCATTCGCTGAAATGTTTTACAGTATAACTCTAAAACATGTCAGAGAACCAACCAAAGCCAATTCGATGTGCATTCCCCGCCTGTAAGAAGAAGGTCGGTCTTCTTGGATTTGCCTGTAAGTGTGAAAAGACTTACTGCTCCGGTCATCGTCAGGCAGAGATGCACCTCTGTACCTTTGATTATCTGGCCGAATCGAAGACGAATCTACTAAAGTATATGAGTACAGCCATTACTGCACCGAAGATTGAGGCACTATGATAATTGCTCGCGTAGATACAAGACAAGTAGACTCGGTGACCATTTGCCCATCATTTTTGTTCTCCGAGGGTCATACCAGGCCAACGCATCCTTTTCACGCACATCCTTGCGCATCCGTGCAAACGCTTTCGGATGCTCATTGAGCCACTCAAATTCGCCTAGAGCATTATTAATCTCAGCAGGTGTTACTGTTCCACGGAAACAGTGATATTGAAAATAGGTGTTCGGCGGATAGTCCTTCTCCTGGGCCTGTAAAACGAGCCCCGTATACTGTAAATTATCAATCTTCTTGATTTTTGCCTCTTCTTCCACTTCACGACTTACATTTTCGGTAAGAATATCTAAAATACTCCATGTGGGATGAGAGAGACCATCCTTTCCCTCCATTTGCCCCTTCGGAGGTTCCCAGACAGCTCCATTCGGCCGAGCCTGATAGCGTTTCACTACAAGAAACCGCTTGGGATCAGGATTTCCCTCCTCATGGAGAAAAGTACAGGCACGAAGAAACACCTTCCAACCCTCCGTAGGGTGTTCAACATAGAAATACCGTTTATGAGGAGCAAAGGCTAGACGCTCGGCACCGCGTCGGAGACCTGGTTGGTGGACGTCAAAAATTGTATTCATGCGTCTCTATTCATTACGGATGCTTAAAAATCAGCAGGTACGCATATTCAAATCCTATTGTTGTCAGGTC